CATGCCAGCGAGTCTAACCAGAGTACTGTGTGGTGTCGGCTGCGCCTGACGTCGCGCCCCCTAGCGTCACCATTGCCGTTTTTTGCGTCTTTGATAGCCTGTTCCAGAAGTTCAATCTGGGCCGTGGCCGCGCGGCTTTCCTCGGTGGTGCCTCCGGCCACATCAAGCATCGCTTCCTGCTCGTCCACGATCTTCGCGCAGCTTATCAATCGCGCGCTGGTAGTTGTCGATCAAACCATCAACATTGCCAGCGTTTATCGGAGGTTTAACTGTTTTCGCGAGGCGGGCGATATCTGCTTCGCTTGCCGAATCCGAAAGGATCTCTTGATACAGCCCGATTGCCTCGTTGAGCCTATTCACGTCATCGACAGTGCGCTGGTAATCGTCGGTTGCGCGGATGCGTTGCAACGCCAGCTCACGCTCTGCACGGGCCGAGGCTTGTGCAGCTTTGGCGGTAGCGAGCAGCGACCCGGCGTAGTCGAGCGAAACACGCTGGCCGCCGCGCGCGGCAATACCTAGCGCCTCGACCTGAGCCAAGTTGTCAGCAATGGCGAGGTTTGCGGTGTCCGCCGCACGTGAAACTGCATCCAGCGACCCGCTGAAATCAAACAGGTCCTCGAACCACTGCGCCGCGCCTGCAAAGGCGTTGACCATTGCAGTGACGCCGCGTGTAACCGCCGTGACTGTGCCGATCACCCCGCGCAGAACCGCCGTCAACCCGGCATCCCCGAGCGCAATTATCAGGCCCTGCACAGACGACCAAAGGCTGTCGATGTCACCACCCAAGTTGTCGCGCATTGTGTCCGCCATGCGAGCAGACTCACCCTCGACATCCGTCAGCGCCCCCGTCAATTCTCGCAGCCGGCCCGTTTGGCTGGTGAGCGCAAGAATGGCCGGGCCGCCTCTGTCGCCAAAGATCGTCAGCGCGTCCGCCGCGGAAAGCCCTGCGTTGCTCAGGCGCTGCACGATCTCGGTGATGTCGTTCGTCTGCGGGTTGAGCCTTTCCAGCTCCAGCCCTAGCCCTTCCAGTGCGGTCTTGGCCTCGCCAGTCGGGTTTGCGAGCGAGGACAGAACCCGCCGGAGACCGGTGCCCGCGCTGCTACCTTGGATACCTGCGTCCGACAGCACACCAATCGCTGCGGCGGCATCCGACATTTCGATCTCCAGCGCCGACGCCACAGGACCGACAAAGGACATGGCGGTGCCGAGCTGCTCGACATCCGTGTTCGCCCGGCTGGACGCGGCGGCCAGAACATCGGCCACGCTTGCCGCGTCGGTCGCCGCGATGCCGAACGCCGACATGATGTTAGACGAGATGTCAGCCGCGTTACCAAGCCCCATGGCCGCCGCTGTGGCTAGGTCCAGAACCGCGGGGATGGCCGAGACCGATTCTGAGGCCGAGAAGCCGGCACGCGCCAGAAACTCCAGCCCCTCGCCCGCCTGCGTCGCAGTGAACTCGGTCGTGCTACCCAACTCGGCGGCGATCGAGCGCATGGCAGCCATTTCGTCGGCCGTAGCGCGTGAAACGGCCCCTACCGCACTCATCTGCCGTTCGAACGAGGACAGCACCTGGATTGAGCCGGACAGCGCCGCAAGGCCCGCCACAGCCGCGCCAATGGCGATGGACGCGCGGTGCATTCCGGCGGACATGGCGGCTGCGGACTTGGTAACGCCGCCGGCGGCCTTCTCGGTCTTCTTGCCCTCGGCTGCAAAGCGGCCCATCTCTTGCCGCGCACCGCGGATAGGGCCGCTGTCAACTTGCAGGCCCAGACGGGCAAGATCTTCAGCCATTCTTCACGCCCATCATCATGTCAAAAAACCTTTCTTCTGCCGCGTCGCGTGCCGCCTTTTCCTCGGCGGTGATCTCCGGCTCCCAAGGTGGCTGGACCGCCTTGCTGTTGTATTCGTGATAGGCGGCGACATACTCGCGCGACGCGTCCAGGATGTTCTGGAAGTCGATCGGCCCCAGATCTGCCGATGTCGCCTCGGCCCATGACCGAAGCTCTAAAGCCGAAAGCGGCGCGACCCCGCCGCTCGGCGCGGGCATTTTGATCCCCACCCCGATCAGGCACTGGGCCAGGTAAGCGGCGGTGGTCAGCGGTGGCAGCTTGGGATCTTCTCGCCTGACCCGCATTTCGCCCATACGGGTCAGGTTCTTTTTCTCGGACTCAGGCGTTTCAAGCCAAGCGAGGTGCCGGAAGTACATCCTCAGCTCCGCTTGGCGAGCGTCAAAAAATCGTCGATCTCCGAGGTCTCCGCGCGGAGCTGACGAAGGATCGCCGGGTATGCGTCATACAGCCAGACCGCGTTCTCGACGGTGCAGGGAAGGTTGCCGCCCTTGCCGTCCGGCATGTTCTCCCACTCGATCGTCGCGTCAGCCATGTTCTCGGCCAGCCGACCGCTGTTTTCTTCCATGAACTCGACAAGCTCGTCCTCGGACATCTGGTCGATGTTCATGCCGCCGTGAGCCTTGGTGATCTTGGCCATGCGGGCGCGGATGCGGCCCTGAAGGGTCTTGCTGTCCGGCCCGAGCACTTTGATCCGGATCGGCCGGTTCTTGTCCTCTGTGCCGTCCTCGTTGTCGCGGTAAGCCTTCTTGCGCCCGTCCTTGACGTGGACCCATGCGCCGTCCTCGGAAATCTTGCGGGTGTCTGTAAACATTCGATCATTCCCTTGGGTGGTGGGTGAATATCGGAGCGACGAGAAACCACCCAATTCCTCGCCGCCCCTTCCCCGGCGTCAGGAAGGACCAAAGCGCCGGGATTGGCAGATCATGGTGCCGCGACCTTGATTGTTGTTTTCTCGAACTCAAGCCCGAGGTCGGCCATCACCACATTGCCAACCCCGATGTTGGTCGGGTTGTAGCTCGTGATGGCGGCCGTCCTGTAGTAGATCGTGCCGTCCTTCAGAGTGAACTCGAAAGACCCCTTGGTGCCGTCGCGGAACGCCGTTTCCACTGCGGTCTGGCCCGCGTCGTCAGGGTCGAGGCCGACCATGAAAGAGCTGTTCCCGGCACGAAGAACGTCGACGAACTTTTCTTCTTCACCGCTATCGAGTCCGGTGAATGTCGCGATATCGTAGACGCCATCAAGGTCGGGGTAGCCTTCCAGCTTGCCTACAGTCTCATAGGTCAGCGTACCAAATCCGGTGTCGTCGTGGGTCGCCGGCAGTTCAGCCACAAAGCCGATTGTTGCCCCCACCGCTTGTTGTAGTGCCATGCTTTATCTCCTTTGCAGGCTAGGTTTTGACGGGGTCAGCCCATCGGTGAACTCGACCAGCGTTTCGCCGCCGGCTTCGGTAGCGTCGGCCACTGTGCCGGAATAAGTGACGCCGTTGGACATTGCGAATTGCAGCACGTCGCCCTTCTCAGGCACATCGCCATTGCAGATCATGGCGGGTGTCGTGCCGGTTGGCGTCGGCATGGTGACGATGCGCGCGCCTGTGATCGGTTTCTTGTCCATATTTAAGGTGTCCTTTGAAAGATTGCGCGGCAACGGATCGACACATTCTTGCGAAAGTATGCGCCGTCGATTGCGCCCGGCTGTGGGTCGCCCATATCTGTCACCTGAATTTGACCGTCTCCGGCGGATAGTATCAGGTCAATGGGGAATTGGTCAATGATGCGCTGCGCTTGGTCGTCAGCATCATCCTCGAACGTGCCCTCCCGCACAAAGACTGCCACAAACAACCGAATGGTCATAAGGCTTGACTTGGACAGGCCGAAACGCTCAGGCGGCGTGGTGGTAAAATACGCCAACCAATAAGGCGGATCCGGCGTGACGTATTGCAGCGACGGCGTGTCATAAACACCCGGCGCATTTTCACCCCATACAATCGGCGGGGCGGACGGTGTGGCGGCCAGGCGTGTGCGCAGGGCTGTTTTGATGTCTTTGTGGTTCATCCGACCCGCGCCTTTGCTTTTGCGATAGATGCCCGCACAATCGCGGGCCATTGATCGACGGCACCCTCGACAAAGTGCGCGCCGGGACGGCCTCGGTTGCCATTGTTGACTGCCGCCGCATATTCTGCCGTCCAAGTAAATGTTGCCACGTCGCCGCCTTTCATTTGTGGAGCAACCAGAATGTGCGACGCCTCGCCCTCAGCGAACGCCCCTCCCGCGATTGAGGATTCCAAGCTGTCGCGCAAATTATTTGTGATAACTGGCATTCGGCCACCCTTGTCCCGTGAAACTTGCGCCACGGCCACGACGGATTGCGTTGCGTCCTTCAGCACGGCGTCAATTCGGCGCTCGGTCTTTTTGGTCCACTGGTCCAGCGTGGCAAAAGTGTATCGGGCCATCAGGTCAACCTCGCGAAGAAGTCAATTCTTACGTCAGAATAGCATCGACAATTTACGGTTTCCCCAGCAGGTGCCCCGAGGCTCGTGTCGCCGGGATACATCATTTGAAAACCGCCAACCGTGAACGGCACGCCCTGCGCCGCTACCTGCCCGTCTGCCGTTGCGTGTGTTTCGCGCGTCTTGCCGTCGCCCGTGGAATCCCACGCCCTCACGACATCCTCAGCCCGCACATCGTTGTTCGGGTTTTCGATCAGTTGGTCCAGCGCCTCTTGCCGCCCGGCGTTCAATGCCTTGAGCGTTTCGGTGCGGGCGATTGTTTCGCCGCGTTGCCGCAACAGGTTGTTTGAGTATCCCCTGCGCGGCCCTATCAATCGCGGATTGTGGCAAAGTTGTGCCGTCACGAATGGCGCGGAAAATGGCAGCGTCGGATTGCTTGTTGCGCGCAGTAAATGTGCTTTTCAGCTTGCCATCCTGGCCAATCCAGTAGTCTTTGATCGCGCGCTGCTTTCCTGTGAGCGGGTCCGTCACGATCCGGCGAACCCCAACACCGTTTGTGGGCGACAGCGCGGCCCGCATTGATTGGACATACTCCGCCTGCGTGCTGTGCAGCCCCACCAGCCCACCTTGCCGCGTGCCGTTGACCACACGCCCACCGATGTCCAGTGCGGTGCGCAGCGGCCCCGCGCCAGCCTGAAGCCCTCCCCGGATTGTCTGGGCTATCAGGACGCGCTTGTCGTCCAACACCTCAGTCACCAGCTTCGATCCAAGTTCCAGCGCAATCCGCTCGGCCGCTCGTTTCGGCCCCCGAACGACTGCACGACGCGGCTGGCAATCGGCGCGCGGCGGGTGGCGTGCTGAAACGCGCCCATCTGGTAATTGCCGCCCGCGGTCATGGCCGCAGTGATTGCAGTATCTGTTTTGAACAAATCGGCCGCATCGAACCTCAGCGCCCGGAACGCTGCGTCCACATCCCCGCGGGCAATGGCAGCTTCAAGCGCCTTCATATCAACGCCAGCCCGCGCCTGTCGCATGGCTGCTACAAACTCCGACCGGACGCTGGGCCATGTCTGGTCCAGAAGCTTCAGAAAAGCGCGTCTGGTGTCGCGGGTTGTCATACATCCACCCCAACCTGCGTCAGCCCCATCGCGGCGAGCGTTGCCAGCGCGTCGTCACCCACACAGGCCGTCAACTTGTCGGGCATGGCCGT